GTGGTGGTGGTGGTGGTGGTGGCGGTGGTGGTGGTGGTGATATGCACATCATCCTTGCAACCGGGCCTGTGTATTCTGATGATAATTCTTCTATGATGTTAAAATCTTTGTCCCAAACTAGTTTTGAATAAATTTTCATTGTTGTCAGTCCTTTTTCAAATTCCTTTTCGTGCGTGTAATATTATACACAAAAAAAAATAAATAAATTTGTCAGTCCAATTATTTACCTGGTTTCTGTGTTTAATTGATCTTAAATGACGAACCAGCATTGTTGAGAGGGTTATAAATCTTACCAACTTTAGATACATCTACGGCTATATTAGGCAAGTAGTTTATTGCTTCACAAGTTGCATCAATGCAGTCATCTTTTTTATTCCTTGGAAACGCTTGTAGTTCATCCATAAACGGCGTATCTTTATCTACCTTTTTATGCACATATAATCTTCCAACTTTAATAATAGGTTCAATTGTTTGTGCTATAAACACTTTTTTATTTGTTGTTCTAAATCTTGGTACAATATTCACAAACACTTTCATTTCTTTTGCTGTTCTACGTAACTCTGCCGCCAACGTTGCACTAAAGTTTTCCTCAACAATAATATGACTTAACTTATGATAAGCACACGCAAGTATAACCTCCCTGCATTGTATTTTAAAATCTTTTGTTGCTTCGTCTACTGCTGATAAAACTTTTAAATCGTGTACGAATGTATTTCCATCTTCATCGCGGGCACAAATTGATAATACAGATTGATCTCTATTTTTTAAGCCACTCGCAACGTCCCATGCGCCTACTAATCGTGTTATATTTCTTTTACCTAATCTACAGGCAGTGATATAATTACCAAACGGTTGTGATATACTACTCCATTCCAACTCTTCTTCATAGTAATTGATTTTATCAAGATCAATTAACGGTTGATATGTAGTTTGTGGAATCAACATATATTGTGAATTAAAATCACCTTCTGTTGTTTCACGCTTTTGTTGATCTAACCAATTATAACTAAACATTTCTTCTGGGTGATCCGGCCAAGCAAGGTAGTTTTCTACTTTATCAGTTGAGTCTTCTTGTTTAACTGTACGTGTTCTAATCACCGGTATCTTCTTTTCAAGATATCCTATGTCTTGTAGATGCAGATATATAGACTGTTCATGATGTGGTGTACCAAACATTAAAATTTGTTTTGAAAGTTTTCCAAATTCAGCAATACGTTGTTTATTTTTTTCACGCTGGTCTGCTGTAAGGCAATTATCAGAAGTTTCTATGTCGTCCGCAATTGTTGTTGAAGCATGGAATCCTGTAAAACTTGCTCCTAGTGAACTTACAGTAACAGATGGATTAAGTTGCATCACTGGTCGTTCAACTGTAAAAGTTTCTGCTTTCCATTGATACAAATCACTTTTCATATGCTGAAGCATCGGATGTGTTTCAATAAGATTCCGTATGAATAAACTGTTACGTAATGCTAGATTACGTTTAGCAGATATCAATAAACACGTCCAGTTTGGATCTGTTAGTAACTTCCAACAAATATATGCACCTAAAATATAAGATTTGCCTCCGTGCCTAAACACCTGGCACAATCTTCTAGGTTCATGATCAGTTGATTCTAACCAGTCAGCAATTTCACAATGTAAATCCGGCGTATCTTGATTTGATACAATGTTTAATGTATCTAAAAATACTTTGAAAGATGTTTTTAGCATTACTCATTTTTTGCTTGTATTCTCTTTGTAGCCATATCTAAAAGTTTAGCCGCTTGTGTTTTTTCCTCTTTTGAATTAGTACCTGTTGGATGCACTGCACCTGATGATGCTTGTGCTAGATATTTTAACATTTGTAATTTTGATCTTTTACTATTGTCAAGAAATGTAGTCTTTTTAATAAAATCTTTATCGCTTCTATCTGGATAAGGTGTATCAAAAAGATTTTTTGCTTCATCCATTTCTTTTTCCCAATACGTATCAGCAAAACCTTTTAAAATGTTTAACCACTCTTGTTCAACTCTATTTTTCATTTGTGATCTCTACTTCTTTATCTTCTTTTTTTGGTAATATTGAAACTATTTTTTCAAATAGTTTACCTACTGTTGTTAATTCAGCCGCTCTAAATATACCACGCTGTGTTGCTGTATCTATTATTCTTGCTATAACGGCTAACTCTTGATCTGTAAGTGTTTGTTTCATATTTTTCCTTTTTGTTATGTTGTTGTTTCTGTTCATTTAAACGTGCTGTGGATATTTTTGGTCCTTGCAAAGAGTCAAATATGATTCACACAGCACGTTACTTTATAAGTGTCATCAACTTGCGGGAGCAATGCCTATGACGCTAATATTTATTCAATGTCTAGTTTTACGTTTGTTTTTTTGTTTTTTATAATAATCAAACCATTTTTCTTTATAAACTGGTAAGTTATCTGTAATTAAATCAGGATTTTGTTTTAACCATTCTTGATCTTTTGTTGTGGCTCTTTGCTCATCCATTGATTTTTTTACTGCTTGACCAGATAATTGTGGTTCTTCATCTTCAAAATTATCAGGTTTAAAGTAAGGATTTAATGATAAGTTTTCATTATAATATGTTTTAAGTGCGTGTTTTATTTTAACAAACGCTCTTACAAACTTCATTAACTGTGAAGACGTTATATCCCTATTCCTTCCTCCACGATGTATGGGTGCAATATTTTGTGCCATTCCGCCAATTATTTCTACATCATGCGTATTCCAACCTGGTAATTGTTGTTTTGCTAACAGTTCGTCTACAATTGATTGTACGTTTGCAAGATAAACATATGCTGATACCCTTTCGCTTGTTGATCCTACTACCATTATTGCTTTTTTAAACTGTCCTTTTGCGTCAACGTATCCTCCTGATTGGGGTGTATGTAATTTACTCATATTATTTTTTATCCTCCTCAATCTCCTTTAGTGCATTAATTAATTCACTATTTTCTTTTTCCTGTAATCCATTCATTGGACACATATTGTCTAGTTTATCTAATACTCTTTTAGCAAAACTTACTCTATTACTTAATATAACTCCTTCTGCTAAACCTTTTGCGTCTTTACGTCCTAGATTAACATTATATTCTTCGTCTATTCCGTATTGAGCACCTAATAGTGCGGCCTCTTCACAGATATCAACAAACAAATATTTTTGTTCTTTTTTATTATATTCCCATTCTTTACTGTTTTGCATTTATTATTTCCTTTCCGTAATGATAGCGTTTACTTGCTTCTTTCGCCAATCTTTTCTTTTCCCTTTTTTTTTCTGTTGCTTCTTGTTCTACCGCACGATAAAGTGCTGTAAAAAAATTACTATATTTTTTTTGTTCTTCTTCTTTTGTCATTTTTTCTGCTCCCAATTTACATTATCACATTCTGGTAACTGTTTCCATTCTTCTTCAGGTACCTTAATATTACAAGCATCGTCACAACAACCTTTTAAAATATCAATTGTATTTTGTAATGTCATTACCATAACGTTATATACTGCTTGTTCGTCGGTATTACCTTTACGTAGCATACTGTTATGCAACGCAATAGCATCTTTTTGTAATTGTCTTAATCTTAATAAGATTAACAATTCTTTTCTTGATTTTATATTATTTTTATTTGCCATTTTTGTTTTCTCCTTCTTATATATTTATGCTGAACCAATATATACCTTGTTAAAAGTGAGTTAGCATAAATAGATGTATAACAAAAACATAGGCAATTCGCAGGCACATTCAGGCATATAGTAACAACAAAATTAAATGAGTTTAACACACCCTCTAAATTGTGTAGATTAGTTACAATCGCAACTGTTAGGCTAGGACAGTATAAAACAATGGGCAGTTATGCTAACAGAAGTTGAAGAAGACTCTTTTGTTAGACTTTGTAAACTATAACTTTAAGTTAACTACGGTTCACCTAGTGTTTACATTGCTGGAAGTCGGACACTGGAAACAGTACGTAAGATATGCAAACCCTTTACGTTGCAATAGTTGGATGTAGTGAACCTTGGAAGAAGATTTTTTTTAAATTTTTACTAAAAGTCTTCCTACGGCGGAGCAGTTAAAAACGAACGTAAGTGAGTTTTTAGACGAGTTTTAACTCGTCTTATTAATACCCATAAATACAGTTGGATGTCGCTTTGTTTAGTTTAACTGACATTGCTTTGCATATGGCATCCAAGTTAACTCCTGTTAACACACGTGGTGTTGTCGTTTCAGATAAACTGTGAATTGCCATTTACTCCTTATCAAATTACACAGCACCACGTTTAATTTCTTAAACGTTTTTAAAAATAAAATTATGAAAAATATTATGACCCTGTTGGGCCATCATATGAAGTTGTTATTGTACCACTGCCTTCATTAACTACTGCTACGCTGTCTGTATGGCCATCTTCTGTTAGCGATGGTGTTTCTGCTTCGTAACTAGAAACTTGTACTCCATCTCTGTTAGTTAAAGTACCCGCTATACTACGTAGATATAATTTTGGTGCTATCCACGCCACAGAACTGTCTTCTTTGTGCCATCTTATATGGCCACCTTGAGGTAACTGAACCCAACCATTATCGTAAAATTGACGTGCTAGGTCTCCACCTGGTTGTGGTATAGGAGTTGGCTGTGTAAATGTACCAGTGTAATTATTGTTTATACGAATTGGTAATCCAGCACCACCATTGTAGAACGGATGATACCAAATATAAGCAAATTTAACAGTTCCTACACCAACGTCATTATACGCATTATTGTTGTTATTAAAATCTGTTGAGTCTGATCCAGTAGGTGGTTCCATTAAACAATAAATGTTTTCACTTTTGGCTTCAGGTGGTGTGCCGGTAACATAGTTTGTTATCCTACTTGCACTTGACCATTTGTTATTTGTGCTTAATGTTTGAACAACACCATCTAAATGTATAACGTTTGGACAACCCGATTCGTTGAAGGGTGCTGACCTATCATCATGATCACCCCATATTGCAAAACAATGGTGCCAATTATTATCTAAAAAATTTGTAGCAAAGTCAGTAGGTGTACAGGCTTGTGTAATAACTGTGTTTGAATCACCTGTATAACTTGGATTACCTGATCCATCCCATCCGCTTGTGTTAGGTGTATCAACGTGTCTTTCACACACTATACCTGTGTTAGTAATAGTAACTTGATCCCCACCTTCTCTCCATCTCCAGCCAACAACTGCTTGTTTGTTGCTGTGTAAATCACTAGTTTGTCCTTTAAACCAAAATGATACTAATGAAGGATTAGTTTGATTTGAATTGGTACCTTGTCGGACTCTAGAGTCCACGGCACCTCCGTATCCATATACGTGAGTTACTGTAAAGGCACCTTGTGCGGCACCTCCACTTCCTAATTCAGAATCAGCAACATAAATTCTATCACCTATCTCATATCCCTGTCCATAAGAAGCCGGCGGCCAACTTTCAATGGCTCCGCTACTGCTATTAACAGTAATATTCATTGTAAAGCCTGAACCAGATCCGTCTGTTGTAGTAGCAACAGCATTATAAGTTCCACCTGCACGTGATCCATCAGCACTACTTTGTTGTGAAGTAATATATGCCGCTCCTTCTTGTGTAACGTTATAATTAACCACAATGCCTGCACCATTGCTGGTAGAGCCATTGTTAGTACTTTTAATTGATGAATGTGGAGTGTTATCGTATGTTCCAGTTAAAACTGATTTAGCAAATCCTATAGGCATCTTTAATCCTCATATGCCATGTCATATACAGTAACAATGTATTTGGTATAATTTTGAACAAATTCTACCCGTCTGTTGAATTGGTTAGAATGTTGTGCTTCTTGATTTGCTATCAATACTTCGCATAAATTTTGGTCCAACATAAACGAACGTAAAAAAATACAAGCACTTGTCCATGATAGTTTTACTTTATTGTCGTATTGCCAATGTTTATCCGAAGGAACGTTTACGTATTGTGTCATTATGTTGAAGGCCCTCCTGTTGCTGATTTTGTAAGTCCAGTTCCTGCTTCGGTTAGTGATCCACTTGCACTTCCACCTTGTACTAAACTACCACTTGAATTTACGTAAATGTAAACATCTGGTTGACTTAATCCACTTGGTGTCCCAGTTGTTCCTAAATCAACAGGTCCCCCACCACTAGTTCTCCACTTATCAATATTAGTATCACTTCCTCTATCTACTACTTGTCCTGCTGAACTATATGCAGTATATCCTGATCCATTAATACCGCTCAATTCAAAAGTATTTGTTGTTTTGTTTGCAACAGTGTATTGATTATTGTTTAATTCTGTCATTCCAACAACGCTGTGTATTCTTATTACATCACCGTTATTTCTACCATGACTTGCTGATGTTATTACTACAGGATTAGCCGCTGTTGCTCCAGTGATTGCACTTGTTTTGCAACCTAACCAGTCTGTTGATGTACCCATTTCAAGCCAAACTTGTGCTATGTCTCCACCAAATTCTTTTACAACAGTACCTCTTCCAAAAAAGTTTAATTCGTCGTCTGGGTTATCTGGTGCCGAGAAATCACCGCTATGTTGATTTGTTGTGCAATCTTCACCATCTAAAAAAATTCTATTATGTGATGCATTTGAGGCCCCAAATCTTGCTTGAACAAATAAATGATGCCATTCATCATCGATATATGTGGAATTAAATGATTGGCCTCTCGGTGTACTGCCTGTTGAAAAATTTGTTCCCCCTTCACTGTCGTTCTGGAAGCACATGGCTTGTATTCCGTTATTTTTATGTAGTGCTACTTTAAGTGCTTCTGTACTGCCTGTATCTACTGAGAATGCTTCTGTCTCGTCAAAATCTGTATCCCACTCACTATCGCTGACTTTAAACCAACAACTGAATGTAAAATTTTGTGTGTTTGATTGACCACTGCCTGATTCAGTAAATCTAGCACAAGAACCACTACCACTATTGACTGCGGCTGTTTGTTTCCAATATCCTAATTCAAAGGAAGTTGCTGTTGTTAAAATTGATTTAGCAAAACCTAAAGGCATCTAGTCTCCTATTATGCCGCGTATGCTTTTGCTATATTTCCAAGATAGTTGGAACCATCATTTACTATGGTAATTACGTCAATTGCGTTTGCGGCTGTTGATAACGCAGGTGTTCCTCCTGCAAATTTTACTGCTGTTGAACCATCTGTTCCAAACGTTGCTGTTCTTGAACCTGTACCATCTTGCGTACAAATGATGGTAACTGTCTGTCCTGTGCCTAGATTTGTTATAACAAATCCAGTATTCACTGCTAGTGTTACTGTATGAATTGGTGCATTAGCACAATTAACTGTAATTGTTGAACTTGATGTTAAAGGACTTATCTTCTCTCTGTATTTGAACAATGTTCCAACATTTGATTCTGCTGTGTCTGTATTTGTGTTAAGTAAATATTTGCTGGCTCCATTTCCAAACCTTGCATAAAAAGCCGTTTCCGATGTAATGGTTTCTGTTCCGCCACTACCTTCTGCGAAGGTTCCTTCATAGTCAAATCCATATGCGTTATCTACTACTATGGTTTCACCTGATGAGGCACTTACCCAACAATCAATAGCCACACCTCTAAAATTATTATTTGTGAAATTGCTGGTTGCTCCATAAAGATATCCTTCTCCTCCAAACAAAGTTGCATTTCCTATGGTTCCTGTATTACTGCTACCTGCTGAATTAACTACATTGACTTCTGCCCAACTTGCTACTGGACCTGCCCACATACCTGTATTAGTTAAATTAGTTCCATTAAGATCTAATGTCACGCCATTTGGGTTTCTAAATCTTGCGTGAGAAGTTGATTCATCTGAATCTGCAACACATTTTAAGTTCATATATGTTCCATTAGCATAAAGTCTTTCTGCACTACTATCCATATCTGCTGTTGCTAATGATGTATTATTATAAGTTTGATTTACTCCATAATGGGTTCTTGCGTTTGTTGAATATGTCGATAAAAAATCACCAATTTCAACAAAACCTGTGCCGTTAGCAAATATTTGTAAATTGTCATTACTTCTTGAAGTTGTGATTACATTATCCGTAATGGATACTGCATCATTTCCTATTGTTCCTGTTGCTGTAATATTTGTTGTTGCAGTTATGGCTCCGGTCACACCAAGAGTACTTCCGTCAAAAGTTAAGTTGGCTTCACCTTGTATTGCATTGGCTCCTGTAACTGTTGTAATAGTATTATTTGTTGAACCTGTTAATGCTGTTGTACCTTTGCTATCTACGTAAGCCTTTATTGACTGTTGTGTTGCTAAAGATGTTGCACTATCAGAACCCATTGCATCTTCATCTAATATTGTTGTGACTGTTGCACCACTTGTTCCTACTTTTAAATTTTCTAAATTAACTGTACCTGAACCATTTGCATTTATTTCTAAATTTGCATTTGAGGCATTTGAACTAATTGTATTGTCTGTTATTGTAACACCATCTAATGTACTTGCTCCAGTAACACCCAAGGTAGTTGATATGGTCGCGGCACCCGTTACTCCAAGAGTACTTCCGTTAAATGTTAAATTGCCTTCTGCAGTTATAGGACTTGTTCCTGTTCCTGTAAGTACTGAATTATCTGTAAGTGAACTTGCACCTGTACCACCATCTGCTACTGTTATATCTGTAATTCCTGTTACAGTACCACCTGTAATTGCCGCTTTAGCAATTGCTACTGATCCTGTACCACTTGGTGTAATTGTAATGTTATCATTACTTCTTAAACCTAAAATTGTATTGTCTATAATTCTTATTGCATCATTTTCTATACTTGTTCCAGCAGTTAAACTACCGGTTAATACAACATCACCAGTTGCACCAATTTTGAATGGTGTTGTTAATGATGTACTGCCAGTTTGACAAAGTTGTATTTCAAATGTAGTACTTCTACTTGAACCACTCCAATCAGCACCTGCTTCAAATAATAGTTTTCCACCTTGTCCTGTAGCACCATGGCCAGAGCCAGTGCCACCATAAAGATTTACAGTCCATAAATCATCACCTGTGTCCGGGTAATCGTTTGTTCCTGTTTCATTCCAACTATGCACTGCATCATCATATTTGACAATATCCCATACAGCGGCATAGTTTCCGTGAAAATGAATTTTTGAACCGTTATCAGTCCAAAACTTTACATCACCACCACTATCAGTAGTTGCTATGTGTAAATCATCTCCAGGAGACAAAGTTATGTCATCAGTTGGACTTAATCTAACATCATCACCTGCTTGTAAATAAAGATCACCAGTACCTGCTGTACTAATATACAAATCGTCATTTGATCTTGTTGTTGTAATTTTGTTGTCTGATATAGAAATTGCATCGTTGGCTAATGTTCCTGTTGCTGTAATATCAGTTGTAGCCGTAATCGCACCTGTTACACCAAGAGTACTTCCGTTAAATGTTAGGTTTCCTTCCGCTGTAATTGCCGAAGTACCAGTACCTGTAAGAACTGCATTATCAGTTAAACTTGAAGCACCAGTTCCACCGTTTGCTACTGATAAATCTGTAGTAAGTGCTAAACTAGCCGCTGTTAAATCTTTTACTTGGAAGTCAGCAAATGCTGTATCTGTAATTCCTGTTGCAGTTGCGGCTGACGTTGTTGTAACTGCTTTGAATACATCATCACCTTCATTCCAATATATTGCCGCATTATTTGCCGCACCTCTGTTAATCATTATACCAGCATCAATGTCTGATGGGCCAGAGTTGTTTCTACTTAATTCTAAAATTGGGTCTTCAATACTTGTGTTTGTTGTGTTAATAGTTGTTGTTGTACCTTTTACTTCTAGGTTACCATAGATTACTACTCCATCATCAGTAACAGTCATTTCTGTGTTACCGTCTACCGCAGTTGTGATTGTACCTGCGCCTGAATCTGCAACAGTAATATTAGAATTACCTTGAGCAATATTTGTAACTGATGTAACAATTCCAGCGGCTACTGAATCATCTACAAATTTTTTGTTGGCTAGGTCACCGTCAGCACTTGGTGCCGCTGTTGATCCACCTGTAATTTTTTTACCGTTTAGATCAATGTTGGCTGTGACTTGTATTTCACCTGTGCCTGCTGGATCTAAAACTAGATTTGCGTTTGTTGAATTTGTTCCTATTGTGTTGTCATGTATAGTGATAGCATCTAAAACAATGTTTCCAGTACCACTTAATGCTAACGTTAAATCTGCGTCGCTTGGTGCTGTGATTGTTGAACCTACAAATGTTAAATCACCTGTTGAACTACCTGTATTTTCTGTCCAACTTAATGTTCCACTACCATCTGTTTTTAATACGTAATTTGATGTACCATCACTTGATGGCCATGATAAACCATCTAATACAATCTTACCTGAACCGGCAGTGGCTATTTCTAAATTATCGTTGGATCTTGATGCTGTAATTTTATTATCATTGATTGTAACTCCGTCTGTTGATATTGCATTGTTGCTTACAACAAAACCCGAAGCCGCGTTACCTGTAAATAATGTTGATCCCGATACTGTACCTGTTATCGAAGTACTTGCAACAGTAACGTTGGTTGTACCTGATGTAATTGCTGTTGTTGATATAGAACCAAATTGGTCATCTACATATTTTTTATTGGCTAATTGTGCATCTGCAGACGGTGCCGTTGTATTATCAGTAACAATTTTTTCTACATCTAAAATCTGTGCACCTGAAACATATATATTTCCTGTTCCTGCAGGATTAATAATAATGTGTTCATTTGATCTAGATCCAGTAATATTATTGTCGTTAATAGTTAAACCTTCTGTAGTTAAATTTCCAGTTACATCACCAGTTACGTTACCTGTTAAATTACCTGTAACATTTATTGTAATTGGATTTGCCATTTCAATGTTTATGTTGCCTGAACTTGTGACAGGTGTATTTGTAATTGTTAAATCATTTCCTGATGTTGTTAGTCCAACTGATGTAACCGTACCTGAACCAACTGACGCGGCAGTAACATTACCACTGCCATCAAAACTTAAAACTTTACTTGCTCTATCTGATGCCGACGGTATTGTTAATGTTGCTGTTTCTGTATGTGGTTCCGCTACTGAAAGTGCGTGGTTTTCTATTTTATTTGTTGCATCAATAACTGCTTGTGATAAACGATCTAATTCTGCGTTTACTGTATCTGCTAAAAAGGCACCCGACTGTGTAAAGTCAGTTGTTCTTGCAAGGTTTGTGTCTCTTACAAGTGTAATAACTGTGCTGTCACTTGGTGCTGATACAAATACAACTGATCCTGTACCTGACGTACCTGAATCAAACGAAATCGTATAGTGCGTAGTTAATGTCTTTTTAGTAGAGCCTTCGTATACAGCGATAGATGAACTATCTGCAATTTCAAAATTGAAAGTATATGAAACAGTACTTCCGTCTGCTGTGTAGGCTAATCTTGGTGTTGTTGTCGATGTTGTCATTATAATTTAAACTCCTTACTATTTATTTGTCTAATCAAAATCCGGTAATAACTTATCAAACAATACGTTGTTTGCTTTGTTACCAAATCTTGCGTTTATGGCATCGTTTCTTGCTTTTCTTTGTCTACGTCTATATCCTGCAGGATCCATAAATTCTGTTAAAGTTTCTGTAAGATATTTTCTGTAAATCATTTTAGTCCACCATAATCTTTGGAGACCCGAGTACCCCGCGATCATTTTGGTTATATCACCTATTTTTTTATCTAAATATTGTCCGTCATCTAAATCTTTGTATTTTAATTGAGTGCCTCTTACAAGACCAGCCCCCGAAGCCATTAAATTTAAAGCATCATTTAATAAAGGACCTAAATGATTTGTTGCTAATTGCCCTGCTGTTGGAAATCTAATCTTTTCATCTACCATTTGTTGCAATAATAATTCTTGGCCGCCAGATTGCATGAACATATCGGAAATTAATCCAAAAGGTCCACCCTCTCTTCCCGCTCTTGTCCAAAGTTCGGGGTTGTCCCAATTATATCCTTGTCTTCCAGCAATAAACTCTTTTAATTGAATTACCATTGCTCCTGTAAATACTAACGATCCAGAAAGCCAAGCAACATCTTGAATCATGTCTGTTGTGTTTTTTGCTTTGTACGATCTCCAAAGTGTTTTTCTTGTGTAACTAATTGGATGTGCTTTAAATTGTGTTAGTACTCTAAATAGTGAACCGTGCCAGTCTTCTGGATTAGCAAACAATGCCGATGACAATTTGTCAAATTCACTAGGTTTCATAACCATTGTATCTACTGCATCTGCAACAGCGGCTGAAATTTTATTACGTGTTGATGCCCCTGTTTCAATAATTCCAAGATCTAGTTCTTCTAGTTTGTACATATCTAATCTTCCTCTATTATCTAATATTGAATCACCTGCATTAATTAACTTGTTCCAGTCTTTTTCATTAAGTCCAAACTTGTCTAAATTTCTTCTAAAGTCTGGTCCTAGTTGACTCCATAGTGTTCTTGATGATACTAATTCTCCTAAATGTTTTGTGTAAACGCCGGCGGCACTTGCTTGTAATGTTCTAGTCCACCAATTTAATCCTGATAACCTAAAAATTTTGTTTGCAAACCATGAACTACCTCTTTGTAATTTTGTAGAGTTGGCTACTCCGTCACCTGCAAAAAATCTTGCTCTAACATCATCTAGATAACTTTCTTGCATTTCCAAAACATATCTAGCAAAATTTCTTTGTGCTTTTGGTGCTCCTCTAAAAGGAATAATATTAAAAACTTGTCCAAGTAAATCCATCATTGGTAAGCCAAATAATCTTTTACCTGTAACTAAAAATACTGGTATATCTAATATTGCAGTTATAACAGCACTACCAAGTTTTGCACCTGCTTGAATATTACGTAAAATACTACTTGTAACTGCAAACCCGGTTGCTTCTTTTATTCTCGGATTAACGTTACTTTTTAGATAACCCAATGTTGCTTCTAATTGCTGTCTTTTCATGGCACTTGTACCTGTAGTATTTTTTGTTTTTTCTATAATACGTCTCATTTGTTCTAATGCATCATCAAACGAAGGACCAAAGAATTTTGTAAGTCCTAGGACCCTTCCTGTCTCGGTAATATGACTTGCAATTAAATGTTTTAATGATACATCGTCACTTAACATAGAGGTTAATTCACTAAATGATTTGCCGTCTTTGTATACAAGTAAGCCTCTGTCTTTTTCTCCTGCTCTAAAAAAAGCATTAGCATCATCAAAAACTTGTACTCCAGCGTTTCTCCAATCATTACCTTCTTGTAATTGTGTATATAGATCACTTGCTATACGTTTTCTTGCATCAATATTACCGTGTACTGTTTCATCTAATCTAATCGCAATATTTTCTACAAAAGCACTCTCGCCCATTTTTTTAACTTTATTAAGATTAAATCTTACTTTTATACCAAATCTATTCATTCTCATCATTTTACCCATGGCGTCTAATTTTCTTTTTCCTTGGTGCGTTGTGGCCTTAAAGAAAGCATTTGCAATTTTAAATGCAGTTTGATTTCCTGTAACCGATATAACATTGTCTGATACAGCACCTTCTTTTGCATATCTTTTTTCAATCTCAAATATTTCTGTTATTATTTCTTCTTTATTATTTTTATTTTTTATAAAAGCATCATAATCAAAATCTTCATCTGGAAATGCTCTTCTAACTAAAGTATCAAAATCACCAAACATATTATTTGTTTCAGTTCTAATCAAATAATCTAACGGTATATGGCCTGTGGTATCGTTTGTTGTTAAAACTGTTGCTATTAAGGCTCTTGCTTGTGCGTCTGCATCTGAAACTTTTATTTTTTTGCCTGGTATATTTTCTCTTTTTTTAATTTCTTCGGCAGTATTATTAACAACGTCTTCTATATCAACTAATCTTGATTGCGTTTTTAACTGCGTAGTTAATTCTTGTCCATCTGCTAAATTTTTATTTTGTAATGTTTTATCAAAAAAATCGTCGATAAACGTTTTTTTTATTTTCTTTCCGTTTATATTGTATTCACCAACAACACTATCTAGATTCTTACCTTTAGATAATGCATCATTCATTGCTTTACCGTAAGCAGATCTAATTATTTTTTGTTCGTCGTCTGTTAATTGTATCCCGGTCTTCTTAATATATTCTTTTGCACAATCAATCCAACTCATTATTCAACTAGTCCTTTTTTAGTAGCACACCTTACCATTGCTTTTTCACCTTCAACTCTGGTATACTCTTTTTTTGCTTTTTCAATATGATCAATAAGAACTTGCCTCATTTTTAATTGTACTGGTGTAAGATTAGATGGTGCATCTTTTATAATAACTTTTTGATTTACATCATCTAATTCAAAACCATATCTTGGCCAATCTTGATCTAAATCTTTTACTCTTCCATATACATATGTGTCTGGATTACGTGCTGTTTCTTGCACAATTGGTGCTAGTGTTTTTAATTCAGCATCAACAGGACCATTATTTTTATGTGTCTGATCAAATTTTGTTGTTGCTTTTTCGTCTTCGTTTTTAATTCTTGCGTCGTCATCAGCATCAACATTTCTTGTTGATGGTTCTAAATTCATATTTTTTATATTTTTTGTTTGTAAATGTTTTACTATACTTTTATATTCAGCATCGGTTAATTTTTGTTGCACAGAAACATCTTCAAAATTATTTAATATGGCTCTTTTTCTTGCAAGTGCTTCTTGTCTTGCGGCCGGGGTTGGATAATTTGTTCTTATTATAATATCTCCATCATCAACTACTCTAGAGCCTTCTAATCTTAATCCAATTGATGCTAATTCGTCGTCGTCTGGTAATTCTGTAATATCTCTATCTTTTTTCAACTGTTTTTTGTTCAATGTTCTGTATGCTGTTTTTTTATTTGTTTTTGGATCGATTATAATTTTAATAGACCCATCACTTCTTTCTGCAACAAAAACTAAATCTATGTCGTCGCTCCAGTTGTCTTTACCACTATAAAATCTTTTTTCTTCTGCCGCCCAATTTGAAAAATCTTTTTTACTGTTGAATCTTGTAACTTCGTTTCCAACTTTTATTTCTATTTTATTTTCTGGTAGGACTTGCAATAATCTATTACTTAATTTTGCAATTAATCCAGGGCCACCTGCTATAACAATATTATTTTTTTTATTAAATCCTATTCGTATTGTATCTGTGTTGGCTTCGTCTGCAGTTCTATATACAGTACCGTAACTATCAACAAATATGTCAGCCTCTGGTGTATCAAATCTTTTATTTCCAATAAAATCTTGTCCTTGTGCTTTTGGCATTAAATCACTAGTTCTTAATACTTGTCCGTTTATAAGTTCAGATAAATTTTGCTCAATTGTAAATTCCGGATTATATTTTATACCTTGTTCTATTCTTCTGTCAACGGCTGTGACTTCATTTAAATTACTTGCCCGCATTTTTTTAATTAACTGACCTAATCCCCTTGCACCACCAGTTAAAACACCTCCAGCCGCAAATGCAATTCCTAGGTTCATTGCAATATCTTTACCAGTAAATTCATCTCCACGTGCTTCATACCCTCGTTTTACAATTGGTGTTATAGCCAATTCTAACATAGCGTTAGCAGATCCTACTTTAGCCATACTAGATAAAATTTTACCTCCTGCACCAACACCCAACGGTATTAAATTTATTGGATCCATTATGCCGCCACCTAATGCACCTACCCATTTCATTCCGTGTTCGGTTTGTGCAAATTTTTTATTGGCTACGTATGCTTCTCTCATTCTGTCTGCAAGTTCATATGTAATATGTGGTTCCCATTCAACACCTGGAACATAAATGTCGTTTCCTGGCACCCACTCTTCTTCTGGTATTGCCGATTCACCTGTTGATTCATATTCACGTTTGGCTTTTTTTGCAATAGTAATATCTTTTAATAATGATAACGTTGTGTTTTTTAATCCAACACTCCATCCAGTTTTAAAATTGTCCCACGTACTTGTTTCTAGATTTGCTACTAGACTTTTATCTAAAGCAGGTAAAGAACCTTGTTTTAATTCAATTGGCATTATGCCTCCTATGGTGCTAATATTTCTCTTGCATCTGTAGCCTGATATTGGTAATCTTCAGATTGTAAATCAATTACATTAACAGTTAAACTTTGTAACGGCGACATCGTATGCGGTGCGTCGTTGGCACTCGGTTTTGGTATTGTTCCACTTTCTACATATAATTCCATTATTTTTTTTCTTGCATAACCATTACGTAATTTTTTTAAATGGGGAATGTTATTGCCCAACCATTCTAAATGCCAATCTTTTAAATCACCATTAGCCATTGCAAGACTAATTGCTTTTAATGGTAATCCCCATCTTGCAGGTTCTGGATCTAATTGATCAATAACCCAATCGTTATATTTTGCTCTATCTTCTAACGGAATTGTTTTATTCATGTGTTGAGTATACTCTATCATTTTTTCATTTACTGATTTTGTTCTATTGAATCCATCTATTCCGGTTTCGTCATATGTTTCAACAAACTCAAGCGGATCATAATTTTTTTCAAATTCGTTTGTTTTTAAATTTAATTGTTTCCCCCAATGCCATGTGTTTTCACCATCTTCATACGCCGCTGGTGCTTTTCTAAAACCTGGGGGTGTAACTATAAAATCTCCGTAAACATAATCTTCTTGAGCACTTGGTAGTTTTTGCCACATTACTTGAGTACCATGTTTATCTAATATTTGTATCCCACCATTTTTTGAAACAAACAAATATGAATCTGAATTTTTTATAAAATCATGATAACCATCTGCGTCACCTGTAATTGCTCCATATCTTGCCGGGTTTGTTAACATATCGGTAACTGTTAATTTAATTTCGTTAATTGCTGTTTCATCTGGTGCTCCGGCTTTACTAAAAATTCCACTAGCACCGTTTTCAAATTCAATTGTTACATATGCAGTATCCATTTCTGCTTCTGCAAATTTATGTGCTTTGCCTGTATCTCCATGTAATGCATAATATTTTACAAACATTACTTGATACATTGCACGATGTGATTTACCTAGATCAGAATCACCGTGGGTTTGCTCATGGTAAATGCCTCCAGAATTATACTTTGCTTCTACTTCGTCTGTAATCCATGCAGATGCTTTTTTTGTAACATCAGCAGGAAGTTTACCTTCTAATGCTTGTAGATTAGTTTCATAATTTATTAAACCATCTGCAAAATTTCTTGCTTTGTTTTGATCACTATCTAATATATCTGCTACCGCTAGTAGTCCGTCAAATTTTATGTCGTCTGACGACCTTGATGCTTTTTTAATTAATGAATTAAAATGTTCTTTATATTGCATTTTATTATTTGAAATGTTTTGTAGCATTTGATCTGCCGATGTTGCTTGGAATATGGATCCAGTAACTGTGTTTGCTACATTTAAAGGCATCATATTAACTAAACTATGTGGCGTATTAAAATGATTAGATGCTGTTGCAACAAACTTTGTTAAACCATCTGCTGAAAATAAATCTTCGTTTGCGCCTATACCTAGATTTTTAATAACGTATTCTGCTACCCCGTCTCCACCTGTTGTGTTAAGAATTTTAATCTTTTCATTCTGAACTTTTTGTATGGCCGCTATTTGCTTTTTATATACTGCTCTTAATGTTACTTTTTCCTGTGCTGAATATTCTGTTGATGTATTCAAAGCAGTTAGTTGTTCTTCAATTTTTGTAATTAATCCAGTCGAATGCGATACTGGCCCAACTGTTGCTAACCAAGTTGATTGGCCAATCATTAATGATTCTGCTCTTTGTTTTTTAATTGTTTCAATTTCTTCTGGTTTATATCCTAGTGCTACTAATTCTTGTTCATCGATTATGTATTTTTCTTGTTCTAGCCATTCTTTTGAAATATGTACATTGTTTAGTTTTTTAACAGCAAAGCCTTTACCAGATTCTATTTCTTTATTCTGTGTACTTAATGATGTGTCTTTAACACTTCTTTCTTCCTTAAACTTTTTATATATGTCGTCATCAAGTGTTTGTATTGTTGCTAACAATTTTGCAGTAGTCGTTGCACCAAACTTTAAACCGCCTGGAATATAATCTTTGTATGCTTCGCCTAGTTCGCCAAAATTGTAAGTACCCATGTTTATTTGTTCTTTAATTTTTTCTCTACTTTTTAAATCTGCATTTTCATATTCTTTCGTAAGTATTGCTGTCGCAATAAGTTCAGAAGCAACAGTTTTCATAGCATCTGTTGTTTTTGCACCAACTTGATATACACTTCCAAATTGTTGGAACTCTGCTAATACTTCATTAAAGTACGCTGGTAACCCTACGTCATCATTAACTAATGATTCTAAATCATTATTTTCAATTGATCCAATTATTTTTTGTAAGGTTTGCTCAAATTTATCTGTATGTGTAATAACTTGTTGTTGTCTTTCATCAAGTTTTTTGTTTATTAAAATATCTGTTTCAAACTTTGCTTTAGATGTATCAAATTTTTCAGTTAATAATCCTTGTAAGTTGCTTGGTAAATCTTCACTCCATTTTGTTTTATATTCTTCTGCAAGAGTGTTATATTTTTCAACATCTAACGGGTTATCAGTTGCAATTTGTTTTAATTCTTTTGATAATTCTAATTGTTTTGAATTTGTAAATGCTAGATTGGCGCCTTTTTGAAATGCTTCACCTGTTAGTGTAAATGCTGTTCCTTGTTTTGCAACATAATCGGTACCTGCTTGTTTTTGTGCTTTTAATCCTTTGTCATATGCAATATTAATTGCTTGTTTATCAGCAAGTTTGTTTGCTAATTGTGATACATTATCTACAATTTTAATTGCACTTGCACCTTCTGTAACAGGCATTGTAAAATTACTAGTAGGCGTTAATCTGCTACCGGTTTCGGTTTGCATTTGTGTATTAACTTTTTTATTTTTTATTATGTTTTTGTTTGTAGGTATATCGACCATTATTCTAATCCTTTAGGTCTAGTTGTTGAATATTCTTTAGGTTGTTTATTTGTAGTTGTTGTTAATAAATCGTCTATTCCTCTTGTGCCTACTAATGTTACAGCCGCACTAGTGTAACCACCAATAATAGATGTTTTTGCTTCTCCACGTAATGCACTTGCACTAAATTTTTTACTTAAAATAGATTGTGATGTATTGTAAGAATCAATAAAATCATCTTCTGCAAAATTTGCTCTTGTTAATGCTAAAATATCTCCAGGCGTACCTTCTATAGTAACACCCGACATACCATACAACGCTCTTTGTTTTCCAAGTGCTTGTGCTAGTGCTCTGTTTCTTTTTACTCTACGTAGTGCATAAGATTCTTTTTCTGTGCTTATTTGGTAATCTGTAAATTGTGCTTTATTTCTCAACATTTGTGCATTCATATAACCTTGATACACTTGTCCTGCCGCACCTATAACCGGCAATGCAACTCTTGCCGCATTTGCTAGTGTTTGTAATATTGTTGTATTTGTAGCCACTGTGCCTGTTGTTGCTGTTGACGTAGCAAATAAACTAGTACCACCTGACGCATAAGCGGCGGCACCTATAATTGCTAATTTGGCTAGATCATTTTTTGGAGCACACATAATTTTTAAGTTCTTTTCCTCTCAACTAGATAAATTTCTTCATCTCCTACGTAGTATGATGAAAATTGTTTAAACTTTAGTGTATTTAACCATTTTACAGAGTCTATGTGTTTAGACCAAACTTGTACAAGATGCCTTTTATCTGGGTGTTTTATCATACTTCGTTTAATTAAATTTTCTGCTTCTCTTGTTATTCTAATAAAAAAATCTTTTACAATTGGTGTAGCAAAAAACCAGTACCATACTTCGTCATCCATGTTATGGAT